GTGAGCATGTCGCCCGTTGTTTGGATCAGGTTCTTGGTCTCGTCGATGGACAAGGTCATGCGAAAATTGATTTTGCTCATTTGCTTTCTCTCGGTTAGTGGTTCAGGGTCAGGTGAAATGCTTGTTAAGGCGTAAAGGTGTGACACGCCTTGACCTCGTAGCCCAGCTCACGGATGTGGGCCAGCGTCTGCTCAGTCAGGGTCTTCGTCCCTGCAATCTCTGCAAAGACTTTCGCGTCCTTACACACGGGGTAGTACACCCACTTGCCGTATTGCGGCTCGATGTTCACGGTGATTAGCTTCATTCCCACTTCAATCTGCTTCACGCTTGATCTCCTCAATTGATTCAACATCCCACGATGCGTAGTTATCCAACTTGACGGCTCCCTCGTCATACGCCTTTGCTTCAGCCTCCTCTTGGGTATCTGCCTCCACAGTCACTACGATGTAGCTCGTGCGGCGCAGTTCAACTTCATAGGTCTTCATCATTCATCTCCTTCGGTTGTCAAAGTCATCGGTGCAAACTTACTCAGGATGTCGTCCAGACCGTCCTTGACCTGTGCCCTCGTCGCAGGGGACTCACGCAGGTCGTCCAGCGTCACGCCGTCGAGCGTCTGCTCGAGCTTCATCCGCGCATCTTCGAGGTCAGGGTCACCTGTCAGGTTAAAGTTACGCAACAAGTCAACCATGCCCTTGACCTGAGAGACCGTGCTCTCGTACACACGTTTGCGCTTGACCTTCCCATCGTCGTCCGCCTGCACCTCGACGCATGCATTACGCAGTCGGCTCGCGTACTCAATGAGCTGGCGTGAAGCGTCAGCCATCACCTGTTGAATAATCTCCCCAGTCTGTCGCTCGTAGTGTTGTTTGAGGTCGTCTGCCAGCGCTTGCGCCACGCCACCGCTACGGAAATCACCGTCGGGCACGTTGGTCGTTATCAACTTCATACGGAACTTGCTCCGTACATCTTTCACGTCAGGGTACTCTGAACGGTTAAACATATCGCCCTGCTTGAACGCGGCGTCAGAGACAAGGCTCGGGTATGCATCGATGAACGCGTCGAGTAGCTTGACAAAGTCTTTCTCCAGCTCGGCGTACTCTTTCTTGAACTGTTCGAGTCGGAACGTGGGTAACAGACGCAACGACCCTGCCCAGTCATACGTGCCGCGCTGAAGCCAGTTATATACAGTCTGGCGATGGTTGAGCAGCGCCTTGTGCTGAGTGCAGTTAGCCAGCAAGTTCTTAGTAAACCTGCCAGCATCGGCTGATGCATTCTTCTGTGAGGTAACCTCGTTGGATATACCTCGGTCTTGTTTCGTCGCCGTCCAGACGTTAATCTCCGCGCTCACAATGAGTGAGGACGTGGACAAGCTAATAATATGCTTGGGGGCTTGGAGTTCGTAGTGTGTGTTCATGGTTTTGCTTTCAGGGTTGGGTGAATGGTTACTTACACCGGGGTGTATTTGCTGTTGATGCCACGGGCAAGCTCTCGCGCACTATCGGCTGTGAAGAACATAGCCCCTTGCTTGTGCGGTGTGAGAATCGTCCATGACTGTCGGTCGCGCGTGGCTTGACCATCCCCGCAGGGCAAACACAGGTGGTACCCGGCATTGGCTCGGCGTGGGCTGTACGTGTCCCCACATGCTGTGCACGTGGGCTTGAGGCGTCGGTTGTGTCCCATAACTTTACTCACGGTGTGGTGTAGTCAACGCGCATCGGCTTGACGGCGTAGGTACTCTGGTACCCATCGCGCACGTCACCTTCACGCATCACGGTCAAATCGCGCTGAGCTGTGGCTTCGCTAGCGTAGACGGACAGGGGCTTGCCGTTCATCGTGAGGATGAACACATGTCTTGGGGGCTGGGGGGATGCGGCAGGGATGCCGGGGTGGGTGAGGTCGTAATACTGACTCTTGACTGCGCTCATGGCTGACTCCTTTTGAACTGATTGATGTCAGGGTACCCTGACGGACTAAATACGGTTGGGCCTCGCTTACTCTCCCAACCAGATTCAATTGTACCATAACTTGACACTTGGTGCAAGCGGTCGGCACAAGTATTTTATTTATCGCGCTCCCCCTGACTGCTTGACTTCTGTAGCTAGAGCTGAGAGATGAGGTGAGTTGGACATGGTGTAATTGTTGTTTAGCACGTCAGGGTGGGCTGACGTGCTAGGTTCGTTGTGTTGTGGTCAGAGGACGTTGTAGCCTGTGCAGAACAGGTACAGCTCAACCTCGCTCATCGGCTCGGTCAGGGTCAAGCCCTCGTACTCATTGTCGATGTCGTTGAACTCGTCGTGACCATACTCACGGTCGAGGAACTCCAAATTCTGCAACAGCACAGGATCAACGCGCAACGCGTCACGGCGCATTGTCTCGGTCAGGTCGGTGTTGCCCGTGTTGCTACTGTTGCGCTTGGTACGCAGAGGTGCGGGGGTTGTGAGGCGCAATGTTTTGCGCAGGGCTGGGGGCCAAGAAGGGGATACGAAAGATGCGTTCATTTGACTGCCTTTGGACTGAATGGAACTGAGATGTCAGGGTACCCTGACGGACTATTTGGTGCGGCAGACTGTGTGCCTCCCGACCAGATTCAATTGTACCACGGGTGGTTCTTTCAAGCAAGTCTTTATACAAGTATTATACATAGGAGCTCGGCTTGGGTTTGGCGTAGAAAAAGGCTTTGCGTTGGAGAAGTTTGTAAGGATTCAGTAAGGAGTAAAAAGGGCGCTACTCTCACAAGGTGAAACGGAAGTGTAAAACGTGTAAGAATGGGGTTGGAACTGGAATAAAAATTGGAACGAGAAAAAAGAGAAAAAAGCTAATGAAATCAATAAGATAGAAGAGTAGTAGTAGTAGTTATTCCAAATTCCAGTATTTTTAATTGATCGCTGGGTTGCGGGACATCTTTTTTTCTGCTTAATTTTTAAGCACTTGCCGCAGACCTCTCTTAACCAAAAACATGCCCAAAGCCGCGCTTTACACTTTGCGCTGGAATCTTGGAATTTATACACTTGAAAACACACTTTTCCCTTTAAAATCAACAACTTACGACGTTCCAAGCGCTTGGAATTGCCTATTTTTTAAGCAGCTGTTTTTGGAATCTTGGAACTTAGTGGTCACTAACCTAAACTTGGCGATTCCAAGATTCCAAAAAGTTGTTCCAAGTTCCAAGACGTGTTGGAATATTGGAATTTCAGGGTACCCTGACAAGCTATATAACTTTCTTGGGTCACGCATTGGCATCGGCAGGCTCATGCAGGCTCACGTACGCGCGCGCTAACACATAACTGGTATCAAAAAAGCTGGGCGCAAAAAAACCCCGCATGGCGCGAACCATGCGGGGTTGGTGAGGGTCAGGGTTTACTTAGCGTATGCTTTCCAGAATGCATCGACCGCCATCCGGAACCGAACTGGATCGGCGGAGTCATCACCCCGGGCTTGCGCAACTTTAACGCGTTTATCAAGGCCGTCGAATGCATCCGTCACGGCCTGATTGAACCCTTTGTTTACCGCGCGTTCCCGAGGTTGATCGGCGGTCAGGAGTCGTTTGCAGGCACTGCGCAAGTCTGCCATGCAGTTACTAGCGTACTTGGAAAATGCTTTCCGGGACACTTCAATCAGGCCATGCAAGGCCGGGTCATCTTTGCGCAGTTGTCCGAATGCTTGGCTGGTGTAGGCCATTGCCACGTTAGTGTTGACCTCGATACCGCCGTCAGGGTCAGGGATCAACGCGCCGGTATCGCCCATCCGGTAGGTTTTATTGCCCGTCAACTCATAATGACGCAGTTGAAAACCCGCGAACAATTCGGCTTTGACCTCATCCGGTACGGTATCGAGAAACGTAGGGCACTGCTCGAGCACGTACTGCGCGATTACTTTCCGGCCTTCACCGAGTGTCGCAGTTTGATAACCCGCATCTTTGAATGACCGGGGCGTTACTGTAGCGAGTTGCACAGGGGTTTGCTTTGCTTTCATTACTATCTCCAAAAAGTTGAAAACCCGGACAACACCATGTCATCCGGTATATATGTTATGCCCTAGGTCAGGGGAGATAATCAAGGTTTCAGGGGGGACGGAAACGCTATATATCTTTTTACCCTCACCGGGCACGCACGCTCTTACGCGCGCGGCGACACATAACTGGTATCAAAGGGGCCGAAGCCCCTCTGGTTACTTGCGGTCGTCCTGTGCATCCCACAGGATGTAGCCACAGGCAAAAGTGACTGTCGCGGTGCCCCAGACTACAGCCCCAAGGTACAGCCACATGCCCTGCGGAATGAGTTCTATCAGGCCGAGGATTAGTCCAACGGTGCCAAGCATTGCCGTGAGGCAGAGGTATAAGTTGTTCATTTCATTTCTCCTAGTTAGTGGGGGGCTTGCGCCCCCCGGTTGATTACATCCAACGTGCGGCGATCAGCCTGCCGCGCTTGCCTACCATCGCGGTACCGTCCGGGTAGCAGGCCATCCATTCGCAGGCGTCTGCCTCGGTCTTGGACCAGTGCACCTTGCGCTGTCCTTCCCATTCGACCGCCACCATGTAGCGGGTCAGCCAGAACCATGTGATCTTGAGTGCGTTCATCTCTCTATCTCCTTGGTTGTGATGCAGCACTGCGCTGCATCTGTATCTGTTATGCCCCATACCCCCTTCAAGAGTCAAGTTCTCAGGGGGATCGCACCCCCACCCCCCATTTTTCTCGCGCGGGTCCCCCCTCGCCCACTACACTTGAACCCGCACAAATCACACAACTCTTTTACTACTTTTAGCCTACTTACTTTACACATACCCCCCTCCCCCCTTCGTTTTTCCAGACCACATTTATTTTTACTTCGCCCCAGAAACACCCCCCGGTAGGAGTCCCATAAACAAAAAAGGCGTGGTATATTTCGCAGCAATTAATGGAGTGCCTTCTTCCTCCTATGGAATACGTTCCTGACATCGACTTCGATGTACCCCTACCTGCTTCTGCAACAGAGGCAATGCCTGAGTTATCCGCTCGAGAAGAACTCGACATGCGGGCGCGGACAGTCAAGCTGCTGTCTGATTTAACGGGCGATCCCATCGAGCCAAACGAAGACGACCGAGGCAAAGCCTTGGACTTGGCGCGGCAGATGATGACCAACCCAAGCCAATCTCCTTCGCTAATAAACTATTCAAACCCCACGATTGCCTATCTGGCTGGAATGGTGGCTCAGCACGACACGCTAGTCGTTAAAGAGCTGGCTGATTTGAAGATTTACATCGTCAATAAGCTGGTTGCTGAGACCGAGCACCCCGATGGCAAGATTCGCATGCAGGCGCTGCGCAGTCTGGGCGAGATAGATGGCGTAGATGCGTTTAAGAAACGCTCAGAGATGACCGTCAAACAGCAATCCATTGAAGAAGTGGAGAAAGAACTGCTTGAGACGCTGGAGAAACTCGAGAAACGCACGGTAGACGTACAGTCGAGGGTCATTTTTGATGAAAATAACGCCTGAGCAGATTCAAACGCTCAAGAACCTCCTGCCAAACATGTCGCTGGAGGACAAAAAGCGCACTTTGGACCTTTTAAAGGCGTGGGATGCTGAATCTGCTCAAATTTTAGGCAGAGACAACCTACTTTCCTTCGCAGATCACGTCTATCCGGGCTATAAAGTCGGTCCGCACCACCGCAGACTGGCTAAATTGTTCGAGGACATCGCTGCTGGGCGTAAAAAACGTGTGATTGTGAACATCGCACCGCGCCACGGGAAGTCTGAGCTGATCTCGTACCTCGCTCCAGCGTGGTTTTTGGGCAAGTTTCCGCATAAAAAGGTCATCATGGCCTCCCACACTGCCGATCTGGCGGTGAACTTTGGTCGTCGGGTGAGAAACTTGGTCGGATCGGACTCATACAAGGACATCTTCCCGCAGGTTGAGCTGCAAGCTGACTCGAAGTCAGCTTCGCGTTGGGGCACGAACTTTCAAGGCGAGTATTTTGCGATTGGTGTGGGCGGTGCGCTGGCTGGCCGGGGCGCTGACTTGTTCATTATTGACGACCCCCACTCGGAGCAAGATGCCAAACTAGGTAAAGCGGATGTATTTTTGCCTGCATGGGAGTGGTTTCAGTCCGGTCCTATTCAGCGTTTGATGCCCGGCGGGGCGATTATTGTGGTGATGACTAGGTGGTCTAAATTGGACTTAACCGGTCAGATTTTGAACCAGATGTCCCGCGAGGAGGGCGTTGACCCGTGGGAGGTGATGGAGTTCCCTGCGATATTGAACGACAAGCCCCTGTGGGGTGAGTTTTGGTCGATTGAGGAGCTGTTGGCTAAAAAGGCTGGTATGGACGTGCGCTACTGGGAGGCGCAGTACATGCAGAACCCCGTCTCCGAGGAGGGGGCGCTAATCAAGCGGGAGTGGTGGCAGATATGGGACAAGGAGACTCCGCCGCGCTGCGAGTTTACGATTATGTCTCTGGACGCTGCGCAGGAGGCGAATAACAGGTCTGACTACAACGCCCTGACTACGTGGGGAGTGTTCCTCAACGAGGAGACCTCGGCGTATAACATAATCTTGCTAAACGCTATTAAGAAGCGCATGGAGTTCCCCGAACTCAAGAAGATGGTGCTCGACGAGTACAAGGAGTGGGAGCCAGACGCGTTTGTGGTGGAGAAGAAATCCAACGGCGCGGCGCTGTACCAAGAGCTTCGGCGCATGGGCGTGCCTGTGGGAGAGTTTACTCCCGGCAAAGGGCAGGATAAGATCAGCAGGGTTAACGCTGTCTCTGACATGTTTTCTTCAGGGATGGTATGGGCACCGGACCGGCGTTGGGCCAAGGAAGTTATTGAGGAATGCAATGACTTTCCCAGCGGTACCAATGACGACTTGGTGGACTCTACAACGCAGGCACTTATGAGGTTCCGTCAAGGCGGATTTATCAGATTGCCCTCGGACGAGCCTGAAGAGATTGAATGGTTCAAGGGCCACCGCAGAGAGCGGTTCTACACAGTTTAAGGAATTGACATGGCTACTAGTGGAATGGACAAAGCGCTGTACGGTGCCCCTCTTGGACTCGATGCTCTTTTGGAGCCGGACATTGAGATCGAGATTGAGAACCCCGATGAAGTACGTATCGGCGTGGGTGACCTTGAGATTGACCTCAAACCCAAACCCAAGCGCGAGAGCGACAAAGACTTTGACGCAAACCTCGCCGACTACATGGACGAGAGCGACTTGCAGTCACTTGGAGAAGAGCTAGTTGCGGACTTTGAGAAAGACTGTAACGACCGCAAAGACTGGATGCAGACGTATGTGGAAGGGTTGAAGCTACTGGGTCTGAAGTACGAGGAGCGTACTGAGCCGTGGTTGGGCGCGTGTGGTGTGTTTCACCCGATGCTCACCGAGTCCGTTGTGCGCTTCCAGTCCGAGGGGATTACTGAGACGTTCCCAGCTTCGGGTCCGGTCAAGACTGTAATCATCGGCAAGGATACGCCGCAGAAAGAAGAAGCCGCTGCTCGCGTACAAGCTGATATGAACTACCAGCTCACTGAGGTGATGTACGAGTATCGCCCTGAGCACGAGAAGATGCTGTGGAACTTGCCCATTACGGGCTCCGCGTTCAAGAAGGTCTACTACGACCCGAGCAAAGGGCGGCAGATGGCGGTGTTCATTCCCGCTGAAGACATCGTCGTGCCCTATGGCGCGAGTAACTTGGAGACCGCCGAGCGGGTTACGCACGTGATGCGTAAGACTGAGAACGACGTTCTTAAACTCCAAGAAGCTGGGTTTTACCGCGACATTGAGTTGGGTGAGCCGTCCTATCAGCTAGATGATATTGAGAAGCAAAAAGCCGAAGAGATGGGCATGAGCGCCATCGACGATGATCGGTATCGGATGCTGGAGATTCACGTTGACTTGAACCTTGAAGGCTACGAGCACAAGAACAAGAAGGGCGAAGAGACCGACATTGCACTGCCGTATGTGGTCACTGTCGAGAAGGGCACCCGCAAAGTTTTAGCAATCCGTAGGAATTGGTATGAAGGCGATGAACTCCACCTCAAGCGACAGCACTTCGTCCACTACCAATACATTCCCGGGTTTGGTTTCT